TAAATATAAATTTGATGATAGTAAAAAAAGAAGAAGTTTTCTTATTGCCCAAGACGTAGAAAAAGTATTGCCTGAAGCAGTTGATTCACTAATTGATATAAAAACAGAAATGCCTTTGTTAAATTTACGTTATACGGACTTAATACCTTTGCTCGTATCAGCCATTAAAGACTTAAAAACTATAACCGAATCACAGGCAGCGCGAATAACAGAATTAGAGAATAAATAATATGTCAGGGCTAAAACTAATAACAGCACCGGCAACCGAGCCTATTACTACGGCAGAGGCTAAGACGTTCCTGCGTATTGATACATCTACCGAAGATACGCTGATTGATAACTTGATAAAAACAGCAAGAATATTCTGTGAGGAATATACAGGCAGAGCATTAATAAATCAGACGTATGAATTTTATCTTGATGGCTTTGCAGAAATAGAAACTAGGTTATGGGAAGGGATAAAGACTGGTGCAGATTTAACCTATCGTAAACCTTATATGCAATTACCTAGACCGCCACTATCAAGCGTTACGTCTATATATACTTACGATGATAGTGATAATGGTACATTATTTTCTTCATCTGTTTATTATGTTGATTCAGTATCTCAACCTGCAAAAGTAGTATTGCGAAAAGGGCAGACGTTTCCAACATCTTTACGAGTAGCGAATGCGGTAAAGATTACCTATGTCGCTGGATACGGTGCTAGTGCAACAGACGTTCCTGAAGCATTACGGACTGGAATAAGAGAACACATATCATATATGTATGAGAATAGAGGCGATGATTCACTTACTAGGGATATACCTGTTATCGCTAAACAGCTTTATCAGCCATACAGAGTATTAACTTTTAATAATAATCCATTTTCTAATAATGCAACTGGATCGCAAATATTAAATGCCTAGCAAGATAGGAAATATGCGGGAAAGGATTGTATTCCAGCAGCAGTCTAGGACGCTAGATAGTATGGGTGGTGCTGTTGTTACATGGTCTACCGTGACTACTGTATGGGCTTCTGTAGCTGAAACATCTGGGTCAGAATCTTTTAACACTATGCAGATACAGCCAGAAACTACAGCTACTTTTACTATTAGATACTTATCAACGATAACTCAAGCGATGCGCATAAGTTACGCTAGTAATTTTTATAACATTAAAGAAATTATTAACGAAGATAACAGGGACAAGTATCTAATAATAACAGCAATACGCGGAGTTGCAGTCTGATGAGCGTCTCTGTCAGCCTAACAAGCAACAAGGCAATAAATAATGTTATGGATAAATTAGAATCACAGGTATCAGACTATTATAAAATAATAATATCGTATGCAGTCAATGAGGTCAGGAATCAGGCATTACTAGGAATCCAGCGTACCCCTAAGACTGGAAAAACATACAAGCGTGGCAAGAAAACATATACATCTAAGACTGGAAAAACATACAAGCGTAAAAACAAAACACACACAGCATCATCTGCCGGTAATCCTCCCGCTATCGATGGAGGAACGCTTGTTAATTCTATAAATTATATAGTATTGATTCCGAACCAGAATGTATTCGGTGGCGAGGTATCTGCCTCGACTGGATACGCTGCTGATCTTGAATTCGGTACTGTTAAAATGGCAGCGCGACCATTCATGCAACCGGCACTGGAAAAGTCACGCACTAAGATATTAAATAAAGCTAAACAATTTAGATATAAAAAATAATATGGCACTATATTCGCAAGCAATAAGAAACGCGATCTATACCAGACTGACGGGCGATGCTACGTTGATGGCATTAATAACAGCAGTCTATGATGACGTGCCTGAGTCCACTACATATCCATATATATCATTAGGCGATGATAGCGATATTAATTATGGAACTAAGACGATAGATGGCGTTCAGTATGTTATTAATATTCATGTGTGGAGTAGGTATAGAGGCGTAAAAGAAGCCACTGCAATTATCGAACGGGTGTACACGCTACTGAATGACTATGCTATGATTGTAACAGGTGCTTCACTGACGCATATTAGGCAGGAGTTTAATACGGTGACAGTGGATAACGATGGTATAACTCGACACGGAATTATAAGGTTTCGTGCTGTAGTTTTTGATAGCAACTAAGGAGATTATATTATGGCAGCACAGAAAGGTTCGGCAATATTAATGAAACTTGGGAACGGTGCAAGTCCTGAAGTTTTTACAACTCTTGGTGGTTTACGCAGCAACTCTATCGCTTTAAACGAAGAAACTGTTGACGTGTCCAGTAAGGACAGCACTGGCAAATATAGACAGTTACTTGCACAAGCTGGCATGGTCACTGTGGGCATATCTGGTTCGGGCGTGTTTACTGACTCAGCATCAGAAACAACACTACAGAGTAACTTCAACGCAGCAACTCACAAAAATTATCAGTTTCTAGTTCCTGACTTCGGGACTTTCACTGGTGCGTTCGCTATTACAAGCCTTGAATATGCTGGCGATTATAACGGTGAGGTTACTTATACCGTATCGTTTGAATCTGCCGGTGTGATTACATTCGCAGCAGTATAAGACATGACTTGGGAAACTAAGGTTGTGACAATAAATGGTGCTGATATTACCTGTCAGGTTGACGGTAATTTAATCGAGTTGCCATTTAACGAAGATATCGAGAAGTCTACTCCGTCAATTAAGATTGATGGAGTGGACTATCTTTGTCTTAATATTCTCAATGTTGCAAATCGCAACGAGACACTTTTAATAGAAACGAGGGAATCAGATGAATCCGCATCGAGGGGAAACAAAAATAAGTCTAGCAGGAAATCAGTATCAGGTGAAACTGAGTCTTGATGGTATTGCAAAGATTGAAAACGCTACGGGATGTTCAGTAATAAAGATTGCGCAACGACTATCGCAGGGTGAATTAACAACTACTGAGATAAGTGCAATCCTTACTACTGCCATCCGTAGCGGTGGTAATAATCTTAGCACTGCAGAAGTTAATAAATTAATCTGGCAGACTGGATTGATTGATAGCATGAAGGTAGCTGGCGAGTTGTTGACGATCGCCTTGGACACTGGTGATTCGGGAAACGGTCTACCCACGGAGAGTCAATAGCGTCAATTCCGTGGGATAGATATATCAGTATCGCTATTGGTATTATTGGCATACAACCAGACCAGTTCTGGAATATGTCATTAAAAGAGTTGATGTATGCGATAGATGGATTTATTGAGTTCAATGGCAATAATAAATCCAAGCCGTTGACGAAGAATGAACTTAATGAGTTGATGGAGTTATATCCGGACTAATGGCAACGACCACAATAGATACCCTATTAATCAAGATTGATGCAGATATTGCATCTCTCAAGTCAGGGCTATCGTCTGCAGAAAAGCAATTACAAGGATTCAGCAAAACAACAGAAACAAAAGTCTCTGCAATAGGCGCTCAGTTCGGCAAACTAGGTGGATTCATCGCTGGGTATATAGGTATTCAGACTGCAAAACAAATTGTCGGAACTATTGTCAGTTTCGAGAAACTGCAAGCGTCATTGACTACAGTTACTGGTTCAGCGGAAGAAGCTGCAAAGTCTTTCGACATGATTAAACAATTCGCTACCGATACGCCATACTCGGTCGAAGAAATAACCACTGCATTTATACGCTTGAAGTCGTTAGGCATAGAGCCTACTCAACCATTATTAAAATCATTCGGCAATACTGCATCTGCGATGGGCGATAGTATTCTGCATTTTTCTGAGACAGTAGCAAAGGCAACTGTTGGAGAATTTGAATCATTAAAGTCATTCGGCATAATGGCAAGCAAGCAAGGCGATGTTGTTAAGTTTACGTTTCAAGGCATAAGCACGACTGTCGGAAACACAAGCGAAGAGATAGTTGGATATCTAAAGTCTATAGGCGATGTTCAGTTTGCCGGTGCTTCAGAAAAACAGATGAGTACTCTGGGTGGATCATTCTCTAACTTAGGCGATGCATTCGGACAGCTATTTGCAGCGATAGGTGAATCAGGATTAAGCGACATATTGGTATCTATCACCGCAGAGGCTACTAACTTCCTGAAAGCAATGGAATCATTAATCAGTAAAGAAGAATCAGCAGCAGTAACGTCTCACGAGCTTGCTATGGCACAAGCTGAAATTGCACAGGCTGAAAATGAACTTGCGAGAATAGTCAAGGGCAGCGCGAAAGACAATGATAAGAATAGAGCAAGAATTAATCAGCGAATACTTGATGCAAAATTATTAATTATCAGGATAAATGAAGAAGCTGAGGCAACTGTAAAAACGAATAGTATCAAAGAAGAATCAGTCGCAGTTACTAAAGATTTAACTGACACGCAGTTAAAAAATATAGAAATAGCAAAAGACATTGGCAAGGTTCAGCAGTTAATTGACTATGAGAAGAATATCGGATTATTAAAATTAGTGGATGAGGCTTATATTAAAAATGCCTTATCAGCTAAAGATTATTCTAGGGCTATTAAATTTTTAACAGAAGATAATAAAAAATTAACTGATGAAATGACATTGCAGCCAGCAGTGGTAACCGCTGAAAAAAGAATAATCCCGCGAAAAGAATTGAACAAAGAATACTACGAGGCATTAGCGTCAGTTGTTCCACGTGCAACTAATGAACTGGATAGATTCGCATCAAGCGCGACTAACATACAAGATGTACTAATTAATCTATCCATGTCCGGTATTGGCGCGATTGAGGATAGTTTCGTTAATTTAATAAATGGCACTAACTCTGTAAAAGAATCTTTTAAAAGCATGGCGAATTCTATTATTAATGACATCATCCGGATGACTGTACGACAACAAATATCAGCGCCTATTGCTGCAGCATTAGGTAATTTTATAGGTGGTATGGGTGCTGCCGGTACATCAGGCGGTACACTTCCATATTCATCATCGTTACGTGACTCCTATTCTGCTGCGTCAACTATGAGTTATTTTAAAAATGTTGGATTAACTGGTAGGGCTGCAGGTGGTAATGTGTCAATGGGAATGCCTTATACTGTCGGTGAGCGTGGCGCAGAGTTATTCGTTCCTAGCACATCAGGCAGGATTATAAGTAGCGAAAACAGTAAATCAGGAGGTAATACTACTGTAGTCAATCAATCAGTTAATATAACTGCTGGAGTTGCTCAGACGGTACGCGCTGAGATTTATAGTATGTTGCCACGAATCAAAATGGAAACGATGGCAGCCATTAGTAATTCATCAATGAGGTCTAGTTAGTGACCGCCCCATCCTATCCTTTAACCATGCCTACAAATGTCGGAATCCGTAACAGTGAATTCGGATTGAGGCGATCTGTTGGTATTACTGTGAGTCCTTTTACCGGACAACAGCAAGTTTATAAAAATACATTTGCGTTATGGTATGCGGTATTTTCTTTGCCACCTATGAATCGTACTGCTGCAGGACAATGGCAGGCATTCTTTGCAGAATTAAATGGTCGGTATGGTACTTTTTTAGCTGGCGATCAGGACGCAAAGACTATCATGGGTACTGCAGCGACTAACGTATTAGTTAACGGTGCTCATGCTGTCGGTGCGAATACTATCGCGATGGATGGATTCGCTGTATCAACGAATAATGTTTTTAAAAAGGGAGACTATATCCAGTTCGGTTCAGCATCTACCAGCAAACTACATATAGTAACTGCTGATATTAATAGTAATGGTTCGGGTCAGGCTAATGTACAAATCGAACCAGTATTAAAAACAGCATTGACAGATAATGCTGTTGTCGTTTACTCAAACGCGAAAGCTGTATTTAAGTTAGACACAAACGATGTTACATGGGCAGCAAACAATAACGGAATCTATACTATGTCGTTCAGTTGTACGGAGTTTATATGAGCTTATCGGACATCTTTGGTGTCGTGATGGCACTAATTATTATGCCTATCGGATGGTACATAAAAACTTTGTCTGCAGAGGTAAAGGAATTGACTGTATTAATATATAACACGCGCGAGCAATATGTTAATAAGTCTGATTTAAAATACGATATGGATCGCCTGATTGAGATGATGCAGCGCATGGATGACAAGCTAGACAGGATGAGTGCCGGTGTCTAAGTTATCGAAGAATCAGTTTTCTAGATTCTGCGGATTGCTGTCTGTTGTCACTGGAAAGAATCCATTGCAAAATATAAAAGAAACTCTCAGCGTTAACGGATATTGCTCAGAGAATAACTTAACAGATAAAGGCAATGATGAATTAAGAAGGCTGGCAACGATTGCCGGACTTATAAGCGATAGTGCTTTTGATGATGTAAGAACAAGGAAAGACTTTAATCACTTACTGAAGATCGAAAAATGATTATAAAGATAATATTATTATTTTTAATCTGGTCTATTGCACAAGCGCAGCAGACAGGCACTTGTGTCGCTGGTACGGAATTCTGCGAGAATAACAAAAACACTACAGTAAATACTAATACATCAACTAATAATAACAACAATACAGACATCTCAACGTCTACTACCACTAATACAAATAATAATACGAATACAGATACATCAACATCGACATCCAACAACACAAATACCAATACCAATACGAATACGAATAATAATAATACAACCAGCAATAGCAACTCCACATCTACATCAACCAATATTAATAATTCATCTTCTGATGTTAACTCGAAGGTTGATACTAAATCTGTAAATACAAATAACAATGTTAATGTTAACGAATCAACTTCTACTTCTGAATCTAAAGTTAATACAGAGAATGTTAATGTTAATGAAAATAAATCAGTATCTGAATCGGTATCTGACTCAACTCAAAAGATAAAGAATATTGCACCACCGCCAACGGCAACCAGTCCATCGATAGGCGCGTCCTACAGTCAGGACTTATGTAGTACTGGTATATCTGGGGCATTGCAAACGCAGATACTTGGTATCTCAAGCGGTATGTCGGTAACTGATTTTAATTGTGAAAGGATAAAGCTGGCGAAGGTTCTGTATGATGCTGGTATGCGTGTCGCATCTGTAAGTATGCTATGCCAAGACAGTAGAGTATTTCAGGCAATGTATATGGCTGGTACACCGTGTCCTTATCGCGGCATGATAGGCGAGAAAGCTGCAGAGGCGTGGACTTCTAATCCGAAAGACAGACCAGACTATAATGAATGGAAACAGTCAGAAATAAATAAATGTATCGTCCCGAAGAAGTCGAAACGCGAGTGCATAAAAGAATGGGAAAGTACGCACTAATATTATTATTTATATCTTTCAATACTTATTCTGATGAATTATTTGACATCAGGGATGAGCAAGGCACTGTTAACTTAACGGTCGGAGATGATTCAGTAAGTCAATTCGTAACATTGCCGTTCACGTTTAATTATTACGATGTTGATTTTACTGCTGCAAAGATGTCATCTAATGGATGCCTATCGTTTACCAGTCTAGCCTGTCAGGATTACAATCCGCGCCAGTTGCCGTATCAGAATTATATAATGTATCCATTCTGGACAGACCTTATAAACATCAATAACGGCAAGATGTTATATAAAGCATATCAAGATAAAGCTGTATTCGGCTGGTATGATATGTCGGAATATTATGACGCAGCGCGAAAGAATAATTTTGAAGTTATTTTATATAATGATAATTCGTATGAGTTTAGATACGGCATATTAAACTTAACTAATCATAATGTACTCATAGGTTCGCAGGGCGGTGCTGGTGAAATAGATCAAAGACTATGGTTCGTAACTTCCAATAACATTAACTTCAATAATACAAATATAATCACCGGCACTTCGTTCTTGTTCAATGTTCCGATAGTTGAAGAAGAAGAACCGATCATTCCTTACTTTGATGACAATATTAATATTGATAATATCATCGAGGACGTAATAGATAACTTCGATACAAGTCTATCGGCACAGGATTTATCTGATTCAATTAATCAGGATATCTCAACTGGTATAGAAATATCTGAATCAGTTAATTATGACATATCGCAAACAGGATATGACATATTTGAAACTATAGGCATGACTCAAGAGGATGTCTATGGATTCGACCTTAACGAGCCAATCACTGAACAGACAGTTGTGGATGAAATCATTCCAGATGATTTTATAGTTTCTATAACAGATAACATCGATGCAACTATTGATGTTAATCTATTAGAAATTGCAGGAGTTGATGTCTTTGGGATACCAGACGGGATATCTGATCCAATATTCGATACCATTACCGAAACAACAAGTATGCCTGACGAACTGAACGACAATGTGCTCAATGAGACTGTAGATTTAGAAAAGTTTTTTTTTCAGGATAATAATGATACTGCGGTGGTAGATAAGGAAGATACAGCAAAACAAGATACCGAGTATAAAGTCGAAAGGAAGGCAGAGACTGCAGAAGACAACCAAACAACTACCAATGAAGATATAGGCGAGCAAGGGATAGAATCATTCCTAAGTGAAACAACAAGCGAAGAACTTGCTGACGCTGACATAGATGCTGAAAGCAATACCGCATCTGATTCGCTAGCAGATACTATGTCCGATGCGACTATAGAAAATAATATGTTAACTCAGGCTAACGAACTACAGGACTCTGGTGGATTTTCTGATCAGTCAACATTGATAGCTGCAGTTGGTTACAAGAAAGGATTTAATGATTATAAATCGGTTACGATACAAGATAAGGCAGACTGGTATGAGCCGAAGGATATATATCTTGGCGTTACAAATACAGATAATGCGATTGGCTATTATCGAATGATAGGTGCAGATTCTAAGTTTAGCGAAATCGTACGGAGTCAATATGACAGATAACGCGATTGAATACGGTGGTATAAAATTATCAGGCTCGAAGTTACTGATTATAATTCCACTACTGACTACTATCTCCGGTGGTTTATGGGGTGGATTCGAGTTATATAATCGGTTGTTGAAGGCTGAAGATTCCCTGAACGCTATTGACCCACCTGCAATCAGTGCAGAGATTAAA